CAATAGGAATCACTGGTCTATTTATCCCAGAACAGTGGTCTATGCCTCCGTATATTGATCAGTGGGGTAACTCTAAGGTTGAAGAAGCTTTAGAGGCTCTAGAGAAAGAATTTGATAAGATGAAAAAGGACTTAGATCCGGCAGCTTATCAGTTAACAGTCTCACAGCAACCACGTTGTATTGAAGAAGCTTTTGCTACACGTAAGGTGAGTGTATTTCCACCACACTTAGTAGCTAAACAAATGCAACGTATTCAAGATAAAGAATATTCTGTAGAATACTTAGAACTTTCTCGTAATGCTGAGGGAAAAATTATAGACAAACCATCTAGGAAGATTCCAATTATGGAATTCCCAGTGTCTAAAAAGACTGAAGACAAAGAAGGTGTAATATGCATTTATGAAAGACCTCATAAAGATCCTCCATTTGGGATGTACTATGCTTCTGTGGACCCTGTTAGTGAGGGTAAGACTACAACATCTGATTCACTATGTTCTATATACGTATATAAGAATCCAGTGGAGGTAATCAAGGATGATGGTAACGGAATGGTAAAGAACGAAATAGAGCGTGACATGATTGTAGCATCATGGTGTGGACGTTTTGATGATCTTAACAAAACCCATGAAAGATTAGAGCTTCTTATAGAGTGGTATAATGCTTGGACAGTTGTGGAAAATAACGTAGCTTTATTCATTCAGTATATGATTTCTAAAAGAAAGCAAAGATATCTTGTACCAAAAGATATGATCTTGTTCTTAAAAGATATTGGTGCCAACCGTAACGTATTCCAAGAGTATGGATGGAAAAACGTAGGTACATTATTTAAAGGAAACGTACTGTCTTATGGTATTGAGTTTCTAAAAGAAGAGCTTGATCATGAAACAAAAGAGAACGGTGATATAGTAAAAACTGTTTATGGTGTAGAACGTATACCTGATATTATGCTTTTACGAGAAATGCAAGCTTATAGAGATGGTTTAAACGTTGACCGTTTAGTAGCATTTTGTGCCCTTATAGCGTTTGCTAAGGTACAACAGAGTAATAGAGGACTGTCTAAACGTGTAGAAGTTACAAAAGAAAACTTGGATAACTCCCAGAAATTTAGTAAATTAAATTGGAGCCCCTTTAGACATATTGGTGGTTCTAAAGGTAATGGAGGTATGTCAAGAGCCCCTCGTAATCCCTTTAAAAATATGAAATAATATGGAAAACAATGAGCTCCACACAGAAAAGGTAAAGATCTTATCTAGACTAGTTAAAGAAAACTATATTACACTTGAAGAGGCTTTACTTCTTTTAAAGGAAGAAGAGAAAGAAGTTGTACATATTCCTTCTACATCAACAGGTACATGGCATACTAGTACTAGTCCAAACTATAATATGCCAATGTTTATCAGTAGTTCTGGTAGTGTTAGCATGGGTACAACAAGTCCACTCAGTATTTTAACAACTTCTTCATTTACTAATTCAATTGCTGAAGAACCAGCTGACTTAAATAATTAAATATCATGCAGATATACAATGCTCTAGATCTTAAATCTGGGAAAAAGGCGGATTATAATAAAATGGGTACACTTACCCAGCCTATCCAGTTTATATCTGAAAAAGAAAAGGATGAGGAATGGAGAGCATGGAACCTAGATTGGTTAGAGTTCCAAGGTATGAAACAACTTAGACGTAATGCTCGTAGACTCATGAAGAACTACAAGCTAGCTAAGGGTATTATTGATAAGGCTGACTACATTGTAGAAGAAGACAATGAGATGGCTGATCTTATTGATACTTTAACAAAAGAGGATGAGTCAGCATTAGAGCTTAAGTTCTATCCTATCATCCCTAACGTAATCAACGTGTTATGTAATGAGTTCTCTAAAAGAAGCTCACGTATCATGTTTAAGGCTATTGACGACATCTCATATAATGAAATGATGGAGGAAAAGCGTTCTATGGTAGAGAAAGTTTTACTAGAGGATGCTGAGAGAAAGATGATGATTGAGATGATGAATATGGGTATTGAGCTAGATTCTGAAGAAATGCAGAAAGCTTTAGCCCCAGAAAATCTACAACAGCTTCCTGAGATTGAAGGGTTTTTCCGTAAGGACTATAGATCTATGATTGAAGAGTGGGCTAGCCACCAAATGTCAGTAGATGAAGAACGTTTTAAAATGCAAGAGCTTGAAGAACTTGCATTTAGAGATATGCTTGTTACAGATAGAGAATTCTGGCATTTTAAAATGAATGAAGAAGACTATGATGTAGAACTTTGGAATCCATTACTTACATTCTATCATAAGTCTCCAGATGTACGTTATATCTCTCAAGGAAACTGGGTAGGAAAGATGGATATGATGTCTGTATCAGACGTTATTGACAAGTATGGATGGATGATGACACAAGATCAATTGGAGTCCTTAGAAGCCATCTATCCAGTTCGTTCAGCTGGATATGCTGTACAAGGATACCAGAATGATGGTACATATTATGATCCTACTAAATCTCATGATTGGAATACAGAAATGCCATCATTGGGGTATAGACAATATGCTTCTTTATACGACACTAAGTTTGGTACAGGAGATATTGTAGAGTGGATCTTAGCAGATTCAGAAGATACAGTGGATTTTGGCAAGTCTCATTTACTACGTGTATCTACAATTTATTGGAAGTCTCAACGTAAGATCGGTCACTTGACTAAGATTACAGAAGAAGGAGAAATCATTCAAGATATTATTGGTGAAAGTTATAAAGTTACAGACAAACCTCTGTACAACACTTCTATATACAAGCAAAAGTCTAAAGATAACTTAATCTTTGGAGAACATATTGACTGGATTTGGATTAACGAAACTTGGGGTGGCGTTAAGATTGGACCTAACCGTCCTGCGTTCTGGGGTATGAATAACCCTGGAGGTATCAATCCTATTTATTTAGGTCTTAATGGTGGTAGACCAGGACGTATTCCATTCCAGTTTAAAGGAGATGCAACACTTTATGGATGTAAGCTTCCAGTGGAAGGTTCTGTATTTGGTGATAGAAATACCCGCAGTATTTCATTGGTAGACCTTATGAAGCCATACCAGATAGGTTATAATATTGTGAATAACCAGATAGCTGACATCCTTGTAGATGAGTTAGGTACGGTTATCATGCTGGACCAGAACTCTTTACCACGTCACTCTATGGGAGAAGACTGGGGTAAAAATAATCTGGCCAAAGCCTATGTGGCTATGAAGAACTTCCAGATGTTACCATTAGATACGTCTATTACTAACACTGAGAATGCTCTTAACTTCCAACACTACCAAGTGTTAAACTTAGAACAAACTAATCGTTTACTATCTCGTGTAAACTTAGCTAGTTATTTTAAGAATCAAGCTTTTGAAACTATTGGTTTAAATCCTCAGCGTATGGGGCAGATGATTGGTCAAGAGACTGCTACTGGTATAGAGCAAGCTATGAATGCTTCTTATGCACAAACAGAGCAGTATTTTATCCAACACTCTGATAACTTAATGCCAAGAGTTCACCAAATGAGAACTGACTTGGCTCAATACTACCATTCTAAGAAGCCTAGTGTACGTCTTCAGTATATAACTGGTAAAGATGAGAAGGTTAACTTTGAGATGAACGGTACTGAGTTGTTAATGAGAGATTTAAATATCTTCTGTACAACTAAAACTAACGCTAGAAATGTAATGGAGCAACTTAAACAGCTTGCTCTTAATAACAATACTACTGGTGCATCTATCTATGATTTAGGTAATGTTATCAAGTCTGAGTCTATTGCTGAACTTACAGGTGTTCTTAAAGATGCTGAACAAAAAGTTCAATCAGCTAAACAGTCTGAGTTACAGCAGCAACAAGAAATGCAGCAGCAAATGATTGAGTCTCAAGAGCGTCAGAAGCAGATGGACTTACAATTTAAAGCTGAGCAAGCTGATCTTGATAGACAAACTCAGCTTACTGTAGCAGAAATTAGATCTGCGGGATATGGTGCTGGTGTAGATATTAATCAAAACCAGGTGTCTGATTACCAAGATGCTTTAGAAGGTATTCGTCAAGAACAACGTTACCAAGATCAGATTAACTTGAAGCGTGAATCTGAGATGACTAGAAAAGAACAAGGTGCTCAGAAGCTTAATATTGAACGTGAAAAACTTCAAACTCAGAGAGAAATAGCTGATAAACAACTACAGGTTGCTAGAGAGAATAAGAACAAGTATGATGTTTCTAAACCTTCTGGGAAAAAGTAGAAATATTTATAGCTCTATTATCCACACCTTAGATAAAAAAATTACGGTAAAAGTAAATTTTTAAGATTTAAGTTGTATATTGATTATGTAGAGATACACATAAAAACCAAACAAAATGACTGATAATCAAAACAATGTACAGACGTCTGTGCAGCAAGTAGATCTTGATATTGATAGTTGGTTAGGAGCACCCGGTGCAGATAGCATTGTAACTCCTACAACAGAAGATAAAAAAGATCCAAAACCAAACATCTTTAGTCAAGGAAAATTTGATACAAGTTTTCTAGACATAAATGATGATGACACGGATGATAAAGATTCAGACGGTGCAGAAGATAAAAAGGATAAAGATCCAGCTGCAGCTAAAGACTTTATTGACAACCTTGTGAATGTAGATGATGATGATCAAGATGATGATGATGATCAATCTGCTAAATCTAAAGGTGGGAGACCTAAGACAGAAAAGTCTGGCTTAGTAGAATTTCTTAAAAAACGTATAGAGTCAAAGGAAATGTTTGCCTTTGATGACTATGATGAGAGCAAGCAGTCTTTAGAAGATTACTTAGGTAGTCTTGGAGAGAAAGATGTTGAGGAGCTATGGCAAGCCAACATTGATAACTTAAAACAAGAAGTTGCTGCAAAGACTCCTCAAGAGTTTTTTGAGTCATTACCAGAAGAGTTGCAATATGCAGCTAAGTACGTAGCAGATGGAGGACAAGATTTAAAAGGTCTTTTCCAAGCTCTAGCTCAGGTTGAACAGGTTCGTCAATTAGATCCTACTAATGAGAACGACCAAGAAGGTATTGTAAAGTCTTATTTACAAGCTACTGGTTTTGGTACAGAAGAGGAGATTGAAGAAGAACTTACTACTTGGAAAGATCTAGGTGTACTAGAAAAGAAAGCCAAGCAGTTTAAACCAAAGTTGGATCAGATGCAAGAAGAGTTTGTGCAGTCTCAGATTGTAGAACAAGAAAGCAGAAAGCAGCAACAAGAACAAGCAGCAGATGCATACATGAAAAATGTATTTGAAGCTTTAAGACCTGCAGAGATCAACGGACTTAAGTTGGATAAGAAGACTCAGGCTCAGTTATATAGTGGTTTAGTACAACCTAACTATCCTTCTATTAGTGGACGACCAACTAACCAGTTAGGTCATCTTTTAGAGAAGTATCAGTTTGTAGAACCAAACTATCCATTGATTGCTGAAGCACTATGGTTATTATCTAATCCTGATGAATACCGTCAGAACTTGGTAAAACAAGGAAAGAACCAAGCGGTAGAACAAACAGTGAGACAGTTAAAGACAGAGCAAGCTCGTAAAAACGTCTCTACTTATCAGGATGAAGATGAAACTAGGACTAGAAAGATTGCTAGACCTACAAACATATTTAAACGCTAATTTACTTAAATTATTTATTAACCCTTAAATTTAAAAGCCTCATGGCAACTCCAGTTTTGAACAATGGTATATTTCTACGAGATACCAGCTATCAGACTAGCTCGCACGTAGACAGCTACCACCTTTCAAACTTGCTAAAGTCAGCAGAACCTACAGACTTAGGTCCTGTAGATTTATGGGCTATGGCTCAAAAGGTAGAAATGCCTTTGTACCAGATGTCTAGCTTTGGCGGTAAGAACGTTATCTCAGTAGATAATGCACGTGGTGAGTACAAATGGCAGATTCCAGTAACGCAGGATCTTCCATACATTACAGAAGATATTGAATCAGCTAATGCCACTAAAGGTATTGATGGTCAGTCCTTCAAAATTAAATTGAACAAGCGTTCATTTGGTCACGGTGATATCATCACTTATGACAAGTACAACGGTGTTGAGATGTACATTACAGCTGACGATATTATCCCAGCAGGTGACGGTTTCATCTATACTGTTCAGTTGGTAAACAACGACAACGCTAAGTATTTGGATAACAAATATTTAAAAGTTGGTACTAAGGTGTTCCGTAAAGGTTCTGCTCGTGGTGAATACGGTGAGCGTTTCTCTGATATTGGTAACATCAATGCAGGTTTCCGTGAATTCTACAACTATGTAGGTGGTGCTGAAGCTCACGTTCACTATTCTGTTAGCTCTCGTGCTGACTTAATGATGAAAGGTGGAATGAAGGCTGACGGTACAGTTCCTGTAATTGAAATGTGGAGAAACTTCGATAAGAACGTTGATCCTTCTGTATCTTCTTTAGAAACTATGGCTTCTAAAATGGGTAAAGATTATGTAAAGAAAGCTTACGAATCAGGACAGCTTACTCGTACATTCTTAACTTCTATGGAAGCAGCTCATTTGACTAAGATTGCTAACGACATTGAAACTTACTTAATGTGGGGACAAGGTGGTAAAGTTAAGCAAGATGGTCCAGATGATATTCGTTTATCTGTAGGTCTTTGGAAGCAGTTAGATAACTCTTACAAGCGTATTTACAACAAAGGTTCATTCAACTTAGACTTGTTTAAATCTGAGATCTTCAACTTCTTTAATGGTAAGGTTGAATTCCAAGGTCCAGATCCTAAGCGTGAGTTAGTTGTACAAACTGGCCTTGGTGGTATGAAGCTTGTTAACGAAGCTATCAAGCGTGAAGCTATCAACTCTGGCTTAGTAATTAATGCATCAGAGGTAGGAGCTATCACTGGTAAAGGTATGGACTTAAACTTTGGTTTTGCATACACTCAATACGTTATTCCTTTCTTGGCTAACGTTAAGTTTGTATTGAACCCAGCGTTTGATAACATCCACACTAATGATATTGAGAACCCAATCATTGATGGTTTCCCATTATCTTCTTACAATTTCATTATCTTTGATATCACTGAGAACACTAACGACAACATCTTCTTGTTGAAGTTATCTTGGGATAATCAATTGAAGTGGTTCTACCAAAACGGTACAATGGACTACATGGGTCGTACTCAAGGCTTCCAGTCTTCTGGACAGTTCAACGGTTACCGTGTATTCATGACACAAACAATGCCAGCAATCTGGGTAAAAGACCCAACTAAGGTGTTGAAGATTGTTATGAGAAACCCAGTTACTGGAGGATCATTCTAAAAATAGTATCTGAGGCAGGGGGTTAAAATCCCCTGCCAAAAGATATAAAAGTAATAGTACTCAGAAAGGATAGCGGACACCAGTCTAACTGGCTAAAACACCCTCACTAGTCTGAGTCATTTTACCACCCTGTGGATAGTATCCCCAGGTCACCTATTGTACGCGTACCATGACTGATCACATGGGAAGTTCGCAACTTCTAATAGGTTCTAAATATAAAAGGTCATATATTGTGACCAGTTATAGTAAAAACCAAACAAACCAAACATGAGCGGAGTAACAATCGTGGAAAAGTATCCACAAAACAAGAAGTCCACTATTGCCATTAGACCATTCTTTGATGCTAATGTAGACAATATGGGATTACAGAAGTACGGATTAAGTCTTTTTGACGGAGCGTTCCACGAGGAACAATTAGCTTGTCTAGAGATTAATGGTATTGTAAGATACATCACTGGATTAAATGAGTTTTCTCCAGATGTTAAGGGACTACCTGCAGAAGAACAAGAAGCTAAGATTAAGCAGATTCGTGTAGTTGTAGCTCAGTTAGAGAAAGAATTAGCAGCAAATGTAGTAGAACCTACAGATGAACAGTTCTGGAATAAGATTAAGTTGTTGAAACCTGATAATTCAGCTTTCTGGGATAAGATCAAAATTAGATGTGGTAACGAACCAAGTTACTTAGAGCCTGATAAAGATCCATATGACTTAATTAGATTGTATGCAATTGAAGCAGGTGGTTTTTGTATAGTAGCTAAGAGTTTAGAAGAAGCTCGTAGAATGCCAGTTCCTCCTAAGTTTTACTTAGATAAATTAGAAGAAACTGCATCTGTAAATACTGAAGTTAAAAAAATGCGTAATAAAGCATTGGCTGAGCTTGAGAAGTTATTTAACAAGAATCAGAACAAGCTTTTATATGTAGCAAAAGTGTTAGATGCTAATAGTGCTCAGTATAAGAAATCTACACCAAATGATATTGTCTATGACAACATGGATAAGTATATTAACGGTGATCTTGTAGAAAAAGATAAGCGTAAAACAGCTCAAAGATTCTTAGATGTTGCTACTTTAGATATGGAAACGTTAAAGATTAGAGCTATTGTAAAAGACTGTACATATTATAAGTTTATTGCAACTAAAGCTGACGGATTCATCTACCACATGGAAACTACAACAATGTTAGGACGTACTCCTTCTGATTGTGTAGAATACTTAAAGAACCCTTTGAATGAGGAGATTTTGGTAGACTTAACTAAGAAAGTTGAGAAATACTGGAACCAGTAAAAAACATACCTGGGTTGCTTCCCGTAAGAACAGCACCCAGGTCTTTATAAAATATGAACAACAACCTGTTACAGATTAAAATCAAGCAGAGGCTTAACAAGCTTGGGTCTTTTGATTATGACAACATTGAGTGTTGGATGATCCAAGAGGCTTTCAATAAAGCTCAGCTTGAGTGGGTACGTAGACGTTTACACGGATTAAATGCCCTTAAAGAATCTTCTGAACAGAGTGTTACAGTAGTTGATGATCTTCAGATACTACTTAGTGAAATAGAATTACGTGGTTTAGAAAAGCCAAAGTATTTTGAAACTGATGCTATCCCTGGTAATTACTTACACTTTGTAAGAATTAGTGCTAAGGCTAAAACAGATTGTTGTCCAGCTAGAAGTTTTGTAACAATCTATCAAGCAGAAGAGGCTAACGTTGATATCCTATTAGGAGATAACTTTAAACAACCTTCTTTTGAATGGGCAGAGACATTCTGTACTATACTTGGAGATAAGATAAGAATCTATACAGATGGCAAATTTACTGTACAAGATTCTAGATTAATATACTATAGAAAACCAAAAGATATTCAGATTTTAGGTTGTAGTAACATTGAAACTGGTCAAACATTTACAGCTAATGTAGAATGTGAATTAAAAGATGATATCTGTGAAATTATAGTTGACGAAGCTGCTGCTATCTTAGCAGGTGATATAGAGTCTATGAATCAGTATCAGAGAGAAGTACAAAACGCACAAAGAAATAGTTAATGATACAGAAGTTACAAAGACCAGGACCAATGGGCCCATGTACTGAAACAGCAGCATTTATAGCTTATGCACAAGCTCTTACAGTGAGTATGCATCAGTTACATTTAAAGATTACAGGACCAGGTTCATTATCAGTACATAAAGCTCTAGGTGAGTTTTATGAAGGATTGCCAGGACTAATTGATTCTGTTGCAGAACAGTATCAAGGAGCTCGTGAGAAGCTTCTAGACTTCCCAGTAGTACCTGCTTATAAATGCAGTTCTGTACAGGAAGCATTAACTCACATGAAAGAACTATATACACAAGTTACTGAGTTACAAAAGATTATGCCTTTTTCAGAAGTTACAAACCAACTTGATGAGGTAAAAAGTTTGATAGCTTCAACTAAGTATAAGTTACTATTTTTAAGTTAAATTTATTTTTTTTATTTATAACCCTTAAATTAAAGCCCTATGTATTTTCCTAATGCATTCCGCAAGTCATTCTTGCCTGCTAGCACTACACTTGCTAGCTCTGGCGGTACTGATGCTTTAACTGCTGGTCAAATTGGCTTCTTTGATGCTAAGACGTACCAAGCTGTTACTGCTCAAGCTGCTCCTTTTATTTTGGCTCAAGGTTCTTACTTTGCTGCTGACAAAATTGGCCCTGTTCACGGTGGTTACAAAGAGTCAGTTAAGTCTAAAGTAATTAACCCTAAGTACATCAGTCGCTTGATTAAAGTAACATCTGATGTTGCTCAAAATCAAATCGTATCTGTAGATCCTTCTGCAGCTACAATTAACAGTGACACTACTTACCGTCTACGTTTAGATGTTAAAGGTTCACCTGCGTTGCGTTTTTTAAACCACCAGTTGTACAAGACATTAGACGCTCACAGTGGTTGTGATGCTGTTGCAGGTACTACTAACACAGTAGACCAAAACGTGATCTTACTTAAGTGGAAAGATCAAATTAACGAGGCTCCATTGTTGAAAGACTTTGTAGTAGCTAAGGTATGGAATTTAACTACTGCTTCTGTAGCTGTTAATCCAACAGCTGGTTCTGCAACTATTGTTGTAGCTAACGCTGATGCAGCTGCTTTCCAAGTTGGTGAGAAAGTTGTTTTTGCTTCTTTAGCAGGTGGTTCTCAAGTAGTTTCTGTTGGTGCAGCTGATTCAGCTGGTTCTGGTAACGCAAACGTAGTTCTTTCTAAAGCAGCTGTAGCTTCTACAGATGGTAATGCTAAGATCTACTCTCAAGTAGCAACTGGTGTATATTCTCCAATCACTGTAGCTAACGATATTGCTGCTATTGACTCTCACTTAGAGATCACTGCTGCTTACGTTGAAACTAAGTTTGGTGCTTGTACTTTCACTCCAACTGATTTCTATGAATTAGAGCCATTGTTTATCTACACATCATTTGTAGATGAGTCTGGTGATCCTTGTGCTGTAAACGGATTTGTATCTGCAGAGATCCAAGCTCCTAAGCAAGCATCTGGTTTAGGTGAGACTGTATTACGTGAGTTAATCTTAGATGGTCGTTACTTACAAAACGCATACCCTGATAGCTCTCGTGTAGATAGCTTACGTATGCGTGAGATCGAAGCTGATCCAGCTTTGGCAACTGTAAACAAGGCAGGTTTGTATGATCAAGTATTGATCTTACACAACGTACCTCGTTTCAACAACCCTTCTAGCACATTTGATAATGATCAGTATTTGATCGTAGTTCACGTACCTGCTGGTACTTCAACTAGCTCAATTACTAACTTCATTGCATCTAGTGCAAGTGCGGCTGGTAACGCAGTATCTTTAGAGACTGTATAAGGATATTAAGAATATCTAAACATCAAGGGAGAGGACAGATGTCCCTCCCTTTTTGTTTTTGGATAATTCCCAAAAATTTGGTATATTATTATTGAGGACCTTCGTCTTTAAATTTATATAAACTATTAAAGTTTACACTAATGGCAAGCAAACATCAGCTAAGTTTAGAGCTGCCTGATACTAATAATATTAAGGTTTTACGTATATTTGATACCAGCATTTATGCTGATGGAGTTGGACAAGACTGTGGTGTTCTAAGTATCACTTCTCCAGGATTTAATCTTCCTGTAAATATTGAGATGTTACCTGGATTTAACACAACACTAACAGCCTGTACTTTAGGATTACAAAAGACAGGATGCAGTGAAGCAGCACAACCACTTCCAGATGGTATTTATGTTATTAACTATTCTATGTCACCAAATAGTATTGTTCAGGTAGAGTATAACCATCTTCGTGTTACACAAACTGTAAATAGATATTACAATCTTTTGTGTGAGTTGGAGATGAGTGCATGTGAACCAGATGCTGATATAAAAGAAAAACTTATAGAATTAAGATTAATAAAAAGTTTCATAGATGCTGCTAAAGCTAAGGTGGAATATTGTCATAGTCCTGAAGCTGGTATGGAACTTTTACTATACGCAAAGAAAAGATTAGATAAAATCACTAATGGTCTTTGTGGAACAAACTGTTAAATCTCACTAAAAACCAAACATAATGAGACAGTGTTCAAATTGCAATTCATCCATAACATGTGGGTGTCAAGATAGGGTAGCTTCAGATGGTAAAAGAGTTTGTGCTAATTGTATCACATCTTATGAAGCTCAAATTAAATTAGAAGCTTTAATAGCTCAAACAAGTACTATACAGAATGAGAACTTATCTACAGAATAGAGAAAAATACAATAAGCAGTTTGCTGATGTAATGCATCGTTTATACAAACAGATGCGTTATGGTGTTGACTCTTGTAAGCCAGAACAAGACAGCCAACTTATCTCTATGAGAAAAGAGTTAGTTGAATGGGAGGCTAATGAAGATGAAGGAGCTTTATCTGAAACTAAAGTTCAACTTAAAACTTGGCTTGGTGTAAAGTATGATGATGTACTATACTCTAAAGGAGGTACAGGATTCTTTATGTCTGAAGATGGCAAAGGTCCATCTGTAGGTTTAGACTATATGGGTACACAACAATCTGGTCAAAACATTATAGAGATTAACTCTGGTGGATGTATTACTAGAATTAACTTAAACCCAGCAATTACTATCAATCAAAATAGTTCTTTTGTATTTACACAACAAACACCTGCTACTATGTGGGATGTTGTTCATGGTATGAATCTAAGTCCTAATGTTAGAACAGAAGATTTAACTGGCACAGATATACAAGGAGTAATAGACTATATTGATAACAATAGACTTAAGATTTACTTTAATCAACCCGTAGCCGGTAGAGCATATTTATCATAATGGCAGTACAGAAAATATACGTAGACTACGACTTTAATAAGAATAGTATTCTTAATGCTAAGTTACAACCTGTAACTACTGCAGAAAGAAATGCTTTAGCGTCTGGGTATAATTCTAATGACTCTGGTATTATTGTCTATGACACTACATTAAAAATGGTGTACTCATGGGATGGTAACCAGTGGGATCAGGTAAGTTTATCTGATACACAACTTGCTCAAATAGCTGATGCTTTTAATAAAACAGTAGTTGATATTACTGTAACTGCTGATAATGAAAATAGAACTATTATTCTTACATATAGAGATACGCTTTCTATACAAGAGACTTATAAGTTTTCTCATATTCATAATCAGACAGTTTCGTCAAGTACTTGGTCTATTACTCATAACTTAAATAAATACCCATCTGTTTCTGTAGTAGATTCTAGTAATGAAGAAGTAATTGGTGAAGTACAACATATTAATTCTAATTCATTAACAGTTAAATTTTCTGCACCATTTAGTGGGAAAGCATTTTTAAACTAATTATAATACAAATACTATGTCTAAAAAGTTTTTAACCAATCTGGACCTCAATCAAAACCAGATTTTAAACGTAGCGGTACACAATAAAGCTGGTGCACCGTCTAGTCCAGTAGTTGGTCAAATCTATTTTGACACTACACCTTCAGTTTTAAGAATGTTTTTCTGGGATGGTACCGCATGGGTAGATATGTCAGGAGACATCCAAGATGTTCTTGGTGGTGCTGGTCTTACAGCATCTACATCTGCTAATGGAGATGTAATTACATTAGATATTAATGTAGAT